TGCCTTGCGGATATCACCTGCGACCACTACGTCAGCTGGCACACGAGAGATGGTGTAGCGACGGATCTGTCCCTCAAACTGTCGCCATGCGTCCACAGTCTCGTTCACGATGCGATTGTGCTGGCGATCCATGCCCTTGGCAGTGGTACACTTGCCACACTTGCGGAAGTACACGATGGGGTGCTGCGGAGCATCCACAGTGTCGATCTCGATCTTGTAGTAGGAGTGCTTGACGACTTGAACGGTCATGGAGTGGTGTCCCCTGTTGATGTCTTAATTATAAGGGGGTCTTCGCCCTGCTGGGCTTACATGGTGACAGTTTCCTCACTGACCACTGGTGGTGGCACAGAGGGAGTGTATGGATTACGGTCTCGGTTCTTGATCACAATAAATGCATCACGATTGTACTTCACTGTGCCCTTATTTGGTTTCCAACGTGTACCATCACCCTCAATCTCATATACTTGTGAACCAGCAATTTCAATGCTGATGTCATCATCCATCTCCCAATTCAATTTCTTGAACTGTTCAAGGATAAGACGCTCTAGTGGTGATTGCTTGGGTGTATCATCGTAGAACCCATCAACACGATAAGGATTAGGATCAGTCATTGTTAATAATAGAAAGAACGAGGAGCATTTCATCTCCAGATTGACAGTCATCCAACCAGTGGATGTATGTTGCCCAAGTTGAAACAGGAACAGTCATCAGAGTTTGTCGTAGATTTCGATTGCTTTAACGTAGTTGTCTTTATGATAGTCTGCCCATGATTTCACTTCCTCTTTGAGGTCATCAATCAATGCATCAGGTGGCAGATTCTCATCATTCATGTAATCTGAAACTACATCAGACAATAAACCCTTGATATGTTGTCTCCAGGGTGGCACAAATGGAATGTCAGTCATCAGAATAATGCAAGTTGTTCAAACTCAAGGTGATCACAGCATGAATCATCATCATGCAAATCAATCATGTCTGTGTCTGTGTGCTCAAAGAGTTTATCAAAGAGAAAGTTGACGAACTCTTTGTTTTTTTGTTCTCTCGTTTCCATTGTCGTGCTGTGCGTGATGGTGTTGCCTCTACAATGACAACATCTGTTGACTTGCTAATGTGTTTCATCAGAATACGTTGGTGTAGCGTTCGTGTTGGGTCTTGGTGATGTGACCTTCTGCAAGCATGTTATCACATACATGGCAGAAGACTTGAAACTTCTCAACCTTGGTCAGTGCAGTGCCTTTGCAGCACTCTTGAATGGTCTTGACGATAGTTGCTTTGAGCATGATGAAAAGAAAAGAGTGAGGGGAGGTCTCGCGGCTGGAGACACAATTACATAGACCCTCGTATCAACAAGCCATGGGAACATAGTCGTCACCAGTGTAACCATGGAGGTTGAAGTCTGTGACTTCAGCACCATTAGCAATGTGGGAGTTCACATCATACACCATTTCAGTCTTGACAATGGTGGAGAATGTGGTCATCTCGGTGTCAGCACCAGGATGCCAGGTCACACGACGCACATAACGCTTGCCAGCAGGGGTGACGGGATAGTAGTCAACTTGAGTGGCGGAGGTGAGCAGTTGCATTGGGTGGTGTCCTGTCGATGTATGTAATATACACGGTTTGGGGGTGCTGTGCCACTCTAGTGGACAGTTCCCGAAGTGGTCAGCTTGGTCATGCTGATTGCTAGTAGAAATGTGAGCATGATCACCACGTCCCACGATTTGGTGCGAATGAAGTATGGGATGCTGATTAAATCTGATACAAAGTTGATGATAACACCAATAATCACACTCACATGCAAGATACAAAAATAGGCAGTGATGACACCAACACTGCCTACAATCCTTGCCTTACTGTCTAGTCTCATTTAGTCTATCTCTGCTATGTTAATGTTGTTTCTTTTGATAACTGCGTCACGTAGGTATTTGTTTACCCATGTAATAGATGAACCACATTTATCACAGCGCAGTATACCAAAGTGAGACATTCTCTTGTGTCCTGTATTCCAACGTTTGTAGTGGTATTCTAGGAAGAACTTATCATGATCACAGTGACTACACTTACGATCAGGGCAGAATACAGGATGATATTTGAACAGCGGATCTTCAGGCAAGATAAACGTATCAGGACTTTCAGAGATATTAGCAACCCACTTATGTGCGTCCCTGTTTATCTCATCTTGTGTTAGACGTTTGTTTAAATGATGATTGTTCACATCTCACACCAACTGCTTACGAATGTTTTCCAGATCAAATAGAGCAATATCTATTTGTGCAGACAACAGACCTACAGCATATGAGTATGAAGGGGCAGGAGAGTCGTCTACAGGGTCCAGGAAGGGCGTTCCATTGGCATCCACAGGGGAATCCAGGCACGTTGCTGCTTCGGCACGTTGTAGCGCCTCCTGAAGGGACTTGATTGTACGCTCCAGTCGCTCGTCAATTTGCATTAGATCCCATGTGGATGGTGACATGACCTAGTATAGGGGTCAGAAGTCCTCTAGCAGGTCTTCAGGAACAGTTTCAATACTGTCCCACAGCACCTGCTCTGCTGCTTCGCGCAGGATAGACTCCCGCACTGCTGGGTCGTCAGCCCAGTCACCTTCAAAGTTGCCCATGTCAAAGTTGTACTGTTCCATGATTAAGATCGTCCTTTTTGATTGCCGTTGATTAGTTTGATTTTGTGGAAGTCGTGTTTGTATACCACGATGCATACTTGTCTAGGTATGTCATCAGGTATGACTTTAATGCAGATAGTACAGCACCCAGATTCTGCGTCACAGAAGTTTACCACTCCGACGTGTTCTTCGTACTCTACCTCTGTACCTACAGGATACATCAGCAGTCATACTCCCTGTCGCGCATGTCTCCCATCTGTGATAGAAGTTCTTGGATGTAAGCATACTGATCACAAATCTTCTTGTTTTGATCCTTAATGAGTTCACTCATCTCTTCAACCATTGCCTTTTCAGAATCAGTCATGGTAGATAGTGTGTTTACTACGGAGTATATTTACACAAGGAACTCTTCCAAGTAATAATCTACTGTAACCTCATGTGCTGCTGCACATTCTTCGAGTGCCATGTCAAATGCTTCGTCAATATCAGTAGCAGCACTCTGCGACAATGAGTTTGACATCGGCGTAGTTTCCGTATCCATTGTATTTGACGAAATCGCAGACAGTTTGTGCAGTTTGTCGAGAAACGATGTGTCGCTGAAGAAATGTTCCACTTTTGGATTGGATGGTGAGTTCGTACTTCTTGTTCATCAGGTGTCTGGTGTTGAGTACCTTCATATTGTAGAGCGCAGCGTGTGCGCGGCGACCTGTAGTGTGGCGGCTTGTAAGGTGTCACAACAGATCTAGATCTTTACGTTGGTGTCCTGTAGACAGGAGATTATCAACTTTCGCAGCAAGTTTGGAGACACTACCGTACTTTGTGGTGATAATGCTCTCTTGTCCCCGCGTCAGGTGATTCAGTGCGCTCCAGATGATATTAAGTTCTGCTTTTGAGAGTGTTACTTGAACGGACATTGCCATGTTGCGTAGTCTTCGTCAGATATTCTACCACACTGGTGCAGTGTGTCAAGGAAAAAGCGCCAGTATAATTGCTTACCTGGCGCATCTCCACGCAGTTCTTTGTGCCAAATCTTAATCATTCTGCGGCAGATCCACACTGCCTCACGTTTCGTTAGGGTCCCTTGGGTTGTCGAATGTGCCATATACTGATATGAAATTGAGAAATGAATTGATGCTACGTTCTAAACATAATGATCGCTTTGCCTCTAACCAATACTCATATTCATCCTGTAGATCTGGTCCTAATTCAATGTTCACTCTACGATTGGTCCCCATGTGCCACTGTCTCCTTCGCTACGATTTTCAAGCTTGTCCATTATATTATCCATTTGCTTCATAGAATCAATCTTTGTGATCATTTCTGCAATAATATTACACACAAATGGTTTCTCTTGTCTCGCAGCATATGCTAGTGCATTGCGTAAGTTGCTCTCTGCTTCATCTAGTGAATCGTTGACTGATTGTGATAATGCCATGTTATTAAATCCAACTCGGTTTTCTGTCTGGCATACGTAGATAGTTATCACGCACCCATGGTTTGGATGCTATGTACCACTTGTATGCTGTAAATGTATCTATACTAGTATCGTGCTTGAATCTATCAGGCATTGCTCTCACAAATGGTGTGACACTAGCAATACTGCCCTGTGGGAACATAAAGTATGCACTAGTCAATGTATTATAGCATGAATGTTGTTTATTATATCGTAGTGAATACTCACCACACAACTCTATACCCCACTGTATCAACCACCATGAGTTGTGGATAGACTCTGCTGCCCACACTGTGCATGGATGATTACGAAATGCACCTTTCTTTGTGGCATATGGTGTACCATCCTTTCGTGGTAGTTCACCATAACCATGATACCAGGATGATGCCACGATAGAGAGCATTTGACAGCACTCTAGTGGCATCTTGACAATGTGTTTGTCAGGTAGACAAGTAGCACATTTAGATGGGTGCTTGTCTGTTACGAAGATGTTCATCGTACATTACTTTGAAGTAATATACCATCTATAGCAAGATTGAAACTAAATGTCAACCTCATTTTATTACGATTTTCTGCACCTACCTTGATACCATGCGTAAGGTGTGGTGGGAACAAGAAAATCATGCCATCTTGCATTGCTGATACCCACGCATCATTATAGTATTCAGCTAGTTTACTGTTTGGATAATCAAATGTCTGTTGTAGACGCAGTGCAGGATTCTTTTGCTGGAATACTAGTTGTCCATCAAAACAGTTCTTGGCAAAGTATATGCCACACCAATATGGGTTGTGGTTATCAGGTGCCAAGTGATCATGTGGTTCTTGAGCATCACCCTCATAGTATGCATTATACCAAAAGGCACTGTATCTAATCTCATGGGGCATGTTATAACATTGGAACACCTTCTGTAGATGACCCAGGATGTCTCCCTTTAACTTATCAGATGTCTCCTTGTCCACATAAGGATCATCATCTTCAATATCTGGAAATGATGTGTTGAGTGGTGTAAACCATTGTTCTGGTTTTCTATCCACTCTCTCAAATGATTCCCACTTGTAGTTCTTATGCTTTGGGAATGGTGTGACAATAGTAGGTGTGGCAAATAGTCCTAGAGTTTCAACTTCTAGCACCTCATTCGTTACTGAATTAGTAAATCTATCCATCATAACTTGCCACCAACAATGGCAGAACCAACTACTCTAGAGTATTGTTCGAGTGTACCATCTTGCTCACACTTAAGATGCCAATGTGTCATCATGATGACACCATCTCTAGTACCACCAGTGAGCATCTTACGTCCTTGTTTAGTCATCGTAGAGAACAAACCAAACCTGGTCTTCCAAATGTAAAATACATCATCAATTAGTTCTGCATGATCAGGAAGTCCTTGCTCCTTACATACTGCAAGGTTATTCTTTTCCTTTTCAGTCAGTTGCTCGCCATTGTCCATAACTAGTTGTTCTCCTCGTTGCTTGAAATTCTTCTACTAATTCTAGAATGTGTTGTGAAATTTGTGACGCTGCATCTTCATCCCAGTCACTGTCATCAAGAGTTCTACCCATGTTGAACACTTCGTACAGTTTGATGTTGATGGAGTCAATTAACATATCATGCTTTGTCATTCCGATGCTCTCCATTGTTTTCTTAAACTTTGGTATATAGCATCGCTTGTAACCTTTTCTCGCATTTGTTTAAAAATAGCAGCACTTTTGGCTTTGGTAGAGGTTCGCCAATCTTTCTCCTGGGGTCTAACTTTACCAGATGTTTTATCGTACTTCCGTCCACTGGAGTGATTTGCATAGCGACGTGCTCTCGTAAAACCCATCTCCAAGAACTTCCTTGCCATGTCCATACCAATGAAGTCTCCTTGGGTCTTAAATCCAAGGTACATTTGGTATATCTTATCAGCAGATTTGCGAGCAGCAGTTTCATCTACAAAGCGCCAGTGAGCGCAAATGTCGTTAGTGTAAGGGCGTACCAATAGCACTCCTTGCTCTCCCCTTCCAATACGATAAAGTTTGCGAGTCTCTGGATCTGTGAAGTCAAGTTGTTTGTAATCCAGTCCATAGTCAAACTCTTTCATACGAAGTTAGTGAGTGAGTGATATACTGCTTCAATATGCATGTTGCCTTTGAAATAACCAGCAACAATGATACTGATGCCAAACAAAAAACATGCCACCAATGATAACACTAGTGGCACGGTGGGATTCTGTGGTTCAGAGCTCAAAGTTTCGTCTCTCGTCAAGGTATCTAATGATGTCACCACGCCATTCCATCAACTCATGATAGCACAGTTGCTCATGTGCTGCCTGACGAAGTTCATGGTCTGGTTTCAGAACAGATTCATAAAACAAATTGAAAGCATCAAGTCGTTTTTGTCGTTTAAGATCGTCCATAGTTGTAATGTCAGTGTTTGTATATATTACTCGTCGAACACCTTACACATGGGTGAACCAGGGTGATCATCACAGAACTTATCCAAAACTTTGTCTTTGTGACGTTCTTGTGGGTCAGCGATCTTACCTTCAGTCTTTGGATCCCACTCATCAGGTGCGTGATGTTCGTTAGCGTGGAAGTCTACCTTGTATTCATTCCACTTATCGTTGGGATCGTACAGTGGATCTTGTGGGTCGCGTTGGCGTGGTTCGGATTGGGACATTAGCATTGCTCCTTTTTGAACAGTTTACGGCACTTCTTAACTTCTTTGAGTTCGTCTTTGATCATCTGATATGCATCTTCAGGAGAGATTCTCCTTGACATCTCCATAGCAGTGATAACTTCAACTCTAGTCCCAAAGTGTTTAAGTGCCTCCTCAAAACAATTTAGCTCTTCGTACATGCTGCCTCCTTGAGACGTTGTTTTTCTGCCTTTGCTTCTGCTGCCTTACGCTTTCGTGCCTGTTCAACTACACTGAAGTCAAGACTGCCAGGGTAGACAGCATTGTAAGCGTCACAGACGTTCTTGAGAGAGTCTTCACGCTTTTTAGACTGCAGACCACGCGCACGGAGTTCCTGACGTGTAGGAATGGCACCGTGAGGGCGTTGAGCAGCGAAGAACGGGGCGAGAGCAGCAGCATCCTTGACAGACAGGGTGCTGCGGTCGGGCAGAGAACCTTGCATGATGTAGTGGGGTGATCAACTGACTAATCATACAGCAGTTGACCATGGTTGTCAAGGGATGATGGTCTCGATCTCTTTGAAGTCCTCATATAGTGTCCTGAATAACAGAATATCTACCAATTCGTTATTCTCAAACACAAATTCAAAGTCAACTCTGAAGTTCTGCAATCCTCTTCTTGCTCCATTATCAAAGATCCTCTCTCTAGTGTCAGGGAATACACTATTGATGTACACTCCTTGCTCTTCTGTTAAGAAGTTGCCCACAGCTGATGATAAACCATACAGGTGTGTTCTAGAGATCTGTTCATCTCTCAACTCTATCTTTTGTTGGTTAACCTCAAATGTTGGACCAGATCTGCTCGCTTTAGAGTTCGCCACTCTCTCACGCCAGAAGGCTTCATGATACTTACAGTTGATTCTAAATGACTCTCTACCATCAGCATGAAGGATCATCTCACCGTCTAGGTATAGAGGATTTCTTCTACAATGCTTCTCAAGTCTATCAAGCATATCATTGCCAGTAGCATTGAAATCTTGTGAACTTGATATTACTTTAATAGCAGTAGCAGTACCAGAGACATCATATAAGAACCCAGAAAATAAAGACTCTGCATCACATTTCTTGTTAGCTTTTGGATTCCTACAGTGTACAAGAAGAAGTTCTGTAGCCCTATCGTAAGCATTTTGTAAATATTCAGTATTTGTCTCTTTAATAAAATGCCCGAGCTTACCTTGACCATACAAATCATTGTAGTGTAGTTCTACAGTGCTTTCGTATGATACATGGTCATCACCATTGTGATTAACAGTTAAATGCTTGTACTCATTACGAATTGGGTGTTCGCGGTCAGTAACTGCATAACTATACACAAAAACTTCATTCAATTTATTATGAATACTATCAGATAGCGCAGGTTGATACTTCACATCTTTCAATGATGTGTACAACCATGGCATCGATGAACTTGTGTACAGATGCTCTTGCCTCAATACACTGTATACTTCTTTAACTGTGTAGATATCGGAGAAGATCATTCGTTCGATGCGATAAGTTGTCCGTCTTCATTATATAATGCGTAGAAAATATAGAGTTCTGGATTAGCAACAGATGCTTGATTCTCTGGGAAGTTATCTTCAAAGTATTCCATGACACCTTGGTCTAGTGTCTCAAGTTCCACAATCACATACTCTGACATTTTCATGTCAGCGATGAGATCTGTCTCCAACATTGATGTATATCTAGCAATAGATGTGTTGATAGCATCAACATCAGTGCTATTGTTCCACCCAGTCACTCTAATGAACGCCAATGGTTTACCTGCCGCTAGTGCATAGCGTCCAAGAATCTCTTGGAGATTGAAGATCTGATAGTTTTGGTTAATCATCGATAAACAGTTTCCAGGCGACAGTGACTCTTAATCCTTTGAAGCTCCTAGTACACGGTGCAGCACAGTGTGGTATTAGACCAGGGAACAATACTGCTTTATTTGGTCTTGGAAAAATACTATGCACTTCACCATCATTGATGTAGAAGTTAGTTGCCCCACCTAGCATTGGATGCCATCTAGGATTTACATATAACAGTAGTGTTCTTCCGTTATCAGTCTGTGCATCAACGTGAATTGACCCATCTTGACCGTAAGTATGCCCATTAGCATACACATGTTGTAATTTGAATCGTGTATCTAGTTTCTCCTGTATCTTATTTAGAAGATGATCAGTGAAGAATGGGTCATCAGCAAAGTCTATCTTCCAGAATGGTACGCAGTGTTCATAATCTTGATGCTCTCGTCCCAATGATGTATGACCAAAGCGCCAGTTAGATCCATACCCAGTCTTATTCTTAATCTCTTGCCAATCTTCTCTATCAAAGAACTTATCAAATTGTAGAACGTCGTCAGTAGTATAATATGTCATGGTCTATCCACATATTCTCTAATCATATTCATCCTTGCGGACTCAAGTTTTTCTAATTGTGCATGAGTGATATCATCAGCAACATCATTGATAGCAAGTTTAAGTTCAATGATATTCTGTCTGATGTTAGATTCTTTGATATAACTCTCTGCCCAACCAATAGCTACCTTTCTATCACCTGCAGTGACTTCATTCACTTTATGCCAGAGACCAGTATTATATAAAATAACTGATCCTTTTGCTGGTTTGAATGCTTGTTCAGTATTACCAACACGAATGATTAACTCCCCGCCCTCATATTCATCAGGGTCATTGAGAGCTACAGTGTAACTATAGTGTGGTGCAATACCAGCGATGGGAAATGCATCTAAATGCCAATCATAAAACCCACCAGTCTTATACCAGACAAAGTATGGTTGACCAGATCTCCTGATTAGAAAATCTAGTGTTGCTTTCTGTAGTGGTTTATAAAGGGTGTCCATGCACCTTTTATAATCTCGGTCATCATAATTGAGTGCAAGACTCTTCTTTACATCCTTTCGGGGGTTGCTGTCACTACCACAGTGGAATCTATGCTCTTGATATACAGTGAGTATATTTGCACACTCTACAGGGGAGACAACATCATTCAGTAGCCATATCATCTATATCAGCCTCATCATAAAAACTAGAGTAGTCAATACCATTTTCAACAAAATCCTCAACACGCATCAGTCTCATTAGATCTTGAATCTCTTGCGATACAATTCGTTTTACCGTAGAAGTTCTATCTCTCCATTCAACAATCGCTTCCATTCTGTCATTAACAAAGTCTTTGGATGCATCAATGTCTCTCTTTGCCCAATGTTCATCTTGTGTGAGATATTCATCAATAGTGCCATCAGGGAATGCAATTCTATAGATTGCTGGATCGATTGGCCACATCATATTCTTCAATGCTTTGAAGAACGACAGTTCATCATCATATCCTGCGGTGAAGATATCCAATTCACGAAGTTTCTTTCTCCACTTCTTCCACATTGCTTTCTCATCAGGATAAGAATCTTCGATGTCTTCAAGGACACGCCAGTCTGATGATTTCAACATCAGGTTCCTCTCATTCAACCTCTTGTTCATGGTGGCATCATAAAACAATTTCTCTTCAGAGATTTTTTCAATCTTATCTTTAATCTGTTGATTTCTTACAACTGCAGATGCTTCGACTAGATTTTTGATTTTATCACGCAACTCAATAATCTGCGCGGTAGTAGCACCATTGAAGATATATTGTATAGAAGTTGATGAGTCAGTTGCAAAGTCATACTTAAATTTTCTACGTTGGATGAGTGCCGTGTCATCACTGTAGAAAACAACATGCTCTAGTTCATCAACTGTGTCTGTATGGAAGGTCGGACCAACAACATCTGTCTTAAATCTCTCCATGATGTCAGGGAGGATTTTGATTGGTTGATTAATCTTCTTGCCAGTAGGCAATTCCAAAAGAGTGGTAGCATCGACAATGATACTATTGAGGAGATCCACCTCATAGAGGACATACCTGATATTTTGTACCAATTCGTTGCTATCAGTCATGAGTTTTGATATACCAACCTGTTACAATGTATTTATCCTTATCGCCCATAAGGAAACCGCCCCTATGAACATGAGTGAGACCAGCAGGGAAAATAACAACTGTACCTTGAGTAGGTTTGATTCTACGTTTCTGATACATGAATTCAGTTTCACCACCTTCTTCAATATCATTTAAGTACATCATCCACACTAGTTCACGAGCAGCACATGCGGCAGTGCCATTCTCATAGTGCCATGAATGATATCCTCCGCCTGGTTGTGTTCTCTGATACTTGATATCAGTAGACACCATTTTAGTCTTCTTCAGCGTAGAGAAATGTGTGCAGTAATGAGTAGCACACGATTTCAACATCTGGTTAATGTTGTTGGTAAACTTCGCTGACGTATAGTTTAGCATGAACGAACGATCATGTCTAGTAAATGAGGATCCGTACATTTCAGAACCTTCCATGACTTTAGTGTCATGTTCAGCAGCACCTCTGTCTAGATCATCATCAATAAGAGTAGCAACTTCTTCATTTAAGACTCTATCACCATACTCCACAAGTTGTTGACATAGAGGAGCTGGTACAAAGTTTTCCCACACACCAATAAAGTCTGTAAAGTCAAACTTGGTGATTTTTGGATCCTGCATCAGTTTGATTGGACGATAAGGAGGAATCTGTTGTGTCATTATATTGAAATAATATTAGAACGCTTTAATTATATATTTGACTTTGTGGAACTCTTGTATGATAGGAACCTGGCGGTTAGGTTCTATGGTCACACTAGGAATTGGTTTCTTGATATTCTGGTTTAGTGCGAATGTACCAGTATTTAAGAAGTAACCAACTGGCGCTACATTACCATTGAATTGATTGTTGTCAAAGGTGACGTTAAGTGTAGTACCAAAACTACCTAGTCCAGTTTTAAATTGACCAGGACCATTTTGGTTACCATAAGAATAGTCTGTATTGACATCAGTAATAGGAGTCAATCCCATTAGGTGGTTGTGTGAAGAGGTAACTTGATCATTATCTTCTTCAACAATCGGTGGAGTATATGCTTCAACTCTGAATGATCTAGCCGTAACGTCAATAGCAGCAGAAACAGCAGTTGCACCACTAGTTTGACCATACTTACCCTCTGGATATCTATCCATTGTCAACCATTGATTGCTGGCGGATACCATACCCCAGTTAGGATCAAGAGCATTAAAAGGTGATGGCCACCATACCTTTGCAGCTAGAGTTAGAGATACCCGTTTAGCTGTACCACTCAAGTTTGCTGCTGGCCAACCGCCAGAGCCAGGGGGGCTTCCGGCTGCCCAATCGATAATTTTCTCTTCAAAAGTCATTCCTTCATTCGCTAGAAGAATTTGATCCCAAACTTGGTCAAAATATAGAATGTTCGGGTTGGAAGGAGAAGGTACAACTTTTCTTCGCAGTTCATCTCTGTAAAGTCCATACCATACTTCTGGAGATTCTCTGAAGAGTTCGTCATCTGCGATGCCGCCACCACCAATAAAGTTGACGTATGGTCCATCACCAGTACCAGAAGATGCGTTTGCCTGTCCCAAACCACCAGATGCAAGAACTTGAGTGTTCCATGGAATCAATCCTGAACCACCAAATCCTTCAGCAGTGAAAGCAGTGACAAACATGTGAGTGTGAACAGGAACATCAATAATTTTTTCTTGCAACTGTCCAAGCTGTGCAGTTACTGTACCATTAACAGTAAACTCAACGTCAGCCTCAATAGGTGCGTTGAACTGTGTCTTAACTGTACCAAAGTTAAAGAAGTTACTCACATTACCTGTGTTACCAGTACCAACAATCTGTTCAAAAGGATTATCACCAGCAACGTCTACCTTGTCAACATACCACCATCCACCAATGTTACCTGGTTCATTGATATTGTTTGTTGGTAGGAAAGCAGAAGATGCTTTGTTTCCATCAACAACACCACAACCAGTGAGTTTCCTGTTTCTATAATCTGGGAGATTAAAGTTAGCACCAGAACCACCATAAGTATATCCAATGACAGCAAATAGATCGGGGTAAGAATTCTTACTCAAGGATTGACCATTACATTCAATGAATCCAGGGAATCTAGAGTTCAAGTTACCATCTATTGTACCATAACTTCCGTCTGGTTGCTTAAGAACGGAAAGAACTGTACCAATAGCAAGACCATCATCCTTCGCATTTCGTAGTTGGAGATCACCATTGGTGTCTTCATATGTGTAAGAGTTCTTCCTACTATAGCATGTTCCTTTTAATGCTGGAGGTGGTGGAGCAACAGCATATGTTGTAATTTGCCAAGTAAACTGATTGCTGGTGCCAGTACCAATAGCGATAGTAGAACTTACTGTGCTTGCAAGACCACCAGAAGTTAGATAGAACTGGACACTACTATTAGAAGGGGTAAATACTCTTGGTCCCTCAACTGGTGTGTCAAAGTCAATAGAAATCAGTACACCATTTGTACCAGCGATTGTAATATCTCTGTTGATGCCAGAAACACTAACAACAGAACTAACATACTGTCTGTTGGGTGCTCTGTTTGTAAGATCGCTTGGTCGTACAAAATCAGCTACAGTATCAGGACCAGAGTTTGTAACGATAGACCATGTAGGAATCGATAGTGTACCAACTTTAATCGTGGTTTGTACTGCACCACTGAATGTAGCACTAGATCTGTTATAGATCTGAATTCTATCTCCGTTGCTTACAGTGGTGGGGAAGATTCCGATCGAACTCTCACTACCATCATCATAGTAGATTTTAACTTTTGGTTCTGTACCATCTGTAGATACTAGTTTTACAGGTACAGATACACCATTACCTAGTCCAGTAATACCACCAACTGGTTTCACATCAGATCCAATTAGTGTATCTTCATCTACATTAGAAGCGTCTGTGAATACAAATGATTGAGGTGTAGTTGATGGGAAACTACCAGTGGTAACGCCCCAACTAGATCCAGCAACCTGATCACCAATGCTTAACAAGTTTGTGACGGTGGTAGTTGATGTTACTGGTGTAGTTAATACCAGCTGTATATACTCACCATTCTGAATAGTTGGGTTGGTGCTAGAATCAACAAAAGTAACACCGTCTAGAACACTGTATCCCTGATCATTTACGACGAAAGCATTACTAGAAGAGATACCAATTCTAGCACCATTATCAGTGTTGACCACTGCCTGTGCATTTAGACCAGTGACTCTTAAGATCTCACTATAAACATCCACATCAACTGGAGCACCAGTGATCTCATCAAAGTCAGGGAATGGTTCTGGAATGTTGGGTGGTTGAACCGCTGATGTAATCGTCCATCTCTCGGTTCTTGCACCAATAGTTAGGTCAGCAGTTCTAGTTAGACCACCAGCATCATTAGACTTCAGTCTTAACTGGAGTCTGTCGCCATTTTGTACAAAGATGTTGCTGGTTGGAATAACCCAGTTACCAAAGTCTGCTTCACCTTGGTGTACTAGCTGAATACGAACAGAATACTCATCGATGTTAGTTCCAATGTAAGATGATACCAGAGAAACACTTGCAGATGATCCAGGTGTTAGACCAGCAACAGTAATAATATCTTCCTGTGCTCTAGTACCATCACCATAGACGTACATAACGTCTGGTGTTGCATCATCTAACGGTGTGAATGGGAAAGGATCAGGAGCAAAGTCTTCTGGGATAGTAGAGATATACCAGATTGTTTGCTGATCACCAATCTGAACCGTTACGCTCTGTGTTGTATCCCACGCCGAAGGTGCTTTAAACTTCAGGCGAATAGTTTGCCCTTCGCTTACATATACTGGGGTAGTTCCGAACGAAAAGGTCATTTAACGCAAGCAATGGTCACTATTTCTGTAGTATTTATCAGATCTCTCTGACCTCAATGTATGTTCCGCTGTTTTCAATTTCAACCTGAATAGGATAATCAGATTTGACCTCCACAGGTATATCAATATCATCAATTACAATTTGATCAGTAACTACCTCAACATCAGGAGTAATAACTGGTACTTCATCGCGCAATTTATCTTCAGATGATGGAATCTGTACAGCATTAGGTGTTTGATCGATATTGATAGGTACAGTGACAACATCTACATCAGACAATCCACCACTACCAATTCCAGTTAGTGAGTATTGTATAGAAGCAGGTCCTCTATCATGATAAGTAACTAAATGAGTGTAAGAAGCATTTGCGGAATTTCCTGCTCCAAGATTAACAGGACTGACAGACGGAGTAGTTATATTGCCGTCAAGATCTGTCTCCTGTATGTATAACAAATATGATGTTGTTGCTCTAGACATCTCATGGGAGAGTGTTATGTTATCTCCATAAGATACTGCCAGAGGACCATTAAGAGAAACTGATGGTGGATCTATTACAGTAACAGTAACTGTTGCGCTATCAGCTCCACCAGGACCATCAGCAGACAAAGTATATGTAGTGGTGGTTGTTGGAGAAATAGTCGTTTCAGAAGATAAATTAGTAGATCCAATTTCAGGACTGATGGTCACTGTGCTCACACTACCACCCACACTCCAACGTAATGTTGTAGTATCTAATCTAACAATCTCACTATCATCCACGGTAAATGTAATATCTGGTGGTTCATATACTGTGAGAGTCCTGCTTACACTCGCAGATGTATATCCATAATAGTTTCCAGTGAGTGTATATGTTGTTGTAGAACTAGGAGATACATTCACACTACCAGAACTAGCAACTCCACCAAAATTTGTAATTGACTGTGACGTAGAATTAAATGTACTCCACGACAATGACGCACTCTGTCCCTGAATAATTGAATTAG